GCCAGTTGGCAACGTACTTGTTGCCGAGCCCGATGTTGTGCGGAGACCACCAGGAGCCCCAACCGCTTTGATCGTAGAACAGCGCGTTGGAAAGCAGGTTGGCGGATCCACCCAGCACTCCGATGCTCGCTTCCATCTGCTGGACAACTGCAGCATCCGCCTTGCCGCCAAGCGAAGTCTGTATGCCCGATATCTGCTGCGCCTGAGACGCCTGCGCCTGCCCCTGCTCTGTCACTTGGGTCTTCAGCTGATTGAAGCCGCTGGCCGATACATCACCCACCTGTGTTTTCAGGCTCACTAGGTCCTGCGCAGTCGCATCCAGCGTGGTCCCCTGCTGGATCACCGTGGTCTGCAGCTGGTTGAACGCGGTTGCGTTCACGTCGCCAACCTGCGTCTTCAGGCTGGTCAAGTCCTGAGCCGTCGCCTCCAGTTTCTGGCCCTGTTGAGTGACCGTCGCGGTGAGCCCCTGGATTGCAGCGGCATTGGCATCTGCCTTGGCATTCACCCCATCAACGCCGGTCTGCAGCTGGGTGATCTGCTGCGAGGTCGTCTCTATCTTGTCCTCGGCGGTCGTGACGCGCGTCGTTAGCTGCTGCAAGGCGGTGGTGTTGGCCGCGGTTCTTCCAGCCACATCGGTCACATCGCTGCGTAAAGCGGTGATCAGCCCTGCCTGCGACGTGATCGTCTCGTCATGCTGGGTAACCTTGGTGCTGAGATCCGATATCGCCTGAGCGTTGTTGTTGCCCTGGTCAATGATCGCCGGCAGCGAGGCATTGATGGTCGTGATCGACTGCGCCAGCGCACCGGTTGTGGTCGCCGTGGCCTCCTCGAGCGATGTGACCGACGCAGCAGTAGCCAGCGCACCCTCCCCCGCGGGCATCCTGGCCTCCATGGTGCTGATGCGCCGCACCTGCGTGGCATCTGCCGCAACGCGGGCCTTCAGCTCCTCGTACGCCAGGCCAGAGGTCAACTGGAGCGGGTCCGAGCCGGTGTAGTTGCCTCGGATCTGCACCGCCAGCGTGTTGCGCTGGGCGGCCTCGGCAGCATCGGCCGAGATCCGGGCCTCCGTTTCGGCCTGAACCACCGCCACGGACGCCCCAGGCTGCGGGCGTCCGACAGCGACGTAGTCGATCAGGAAGTAGTTGGCTACCGATTGCTCGGTGCCCAGCTGCAGGCGAATAGCGTCGACCGTAGCCGGCCACCAGGCAATGTCCTGCACGTCCACGGTGGCCACTCCGCTGGCGTCCCACGCCGGCTCCGGGATGACGGCGCGCTTCTGCGTGCTCCATGCCTGATCCGTGGTCGTGATCCACTGTAGGGATCCGCCCCACGCCGGGCTGCCCACACGCTTCACGCGCAGCTTGACGAAGCGATAGGCGCTGCCGTCGACGGCCAAGGCCACCGGTGACTGCACCCAGGGCGCAGTGGCATGGTTGGCGGGCCGCAGCCAGCCATCCACGAGGGTGGGCGCACCGTTGCCCGTCCACCCTTCAATGGTCTGATTGAACGGCCAGAGCTTGATGCTGTCGAATTGCGTTCCGCTGCCGGCCGCGACCTCCGACACCGCGCGCGCCAACGATTCATCGGCCCTTTGCCGCAGCTGCTCTTCGCGGCTGATCGCCGCCTCGCGCGCCATCTTCTCGTTCAGCAGTGCATCGATCCGGGCCTGGGCCTCGGCGCTGATCGCCTGCATGGCTTCGGTCACGCCCTGCTGCCGCAGCAGGGCCTCGGCGACCAAGTCCTGTGCCGCCTGCGCCAGGCCGGCGGCGCGAGCAGCCGCCTCGTCTGCGATCGCTTGGATGCGGGCACTGATCTCCGCCGCCAGCTTGGCCTGCTGTTCGGCCAGGTCCTTCGAAGTGGTGGGCGGTACAGCGCCCACCACGGTTCCGGTGCCTGACTTGCCGCGAACGGTCGGGGTGATCTGGAACCACCACGTCTTGCCGCTGCCGTCGCTATAGACATAGCGCGTCTCGGTGGTGCGGTGGATCTCCGTCCAAGGACCGTCTTGGCTCTCGCTGCGCGAGATGACGTAGATCACGCCCTCCAGATCGACGGCGTCCCATTCGAGCACGACGCCGTCGGCTACCGGCGTGGGATTGACCCCGTTCGCCGGCGGCACGTCCGGCGCCTTGAAGGGCACCGGGAACCACGTGGAAAAGCGCGGCGCCATCGGAGACGCAGACGGCAGCCCGCCCACGCCGATTTCCACCAGCGTGAGTTTCCTTGCTTGCATTGCTGATTACCTCGCGTTGAGTGCCTGGCGTAGCGCGTTGCTGCTGGAGGCGCGGACGCCCTGGGTGGTGGTTGAGAGCAGGTCCTGCAGCAGTCCCTTCACGTCGGTCAGCAGCGCGTTGCTCTGCTGCACAGCCGCCGTGGTTTGGGATTGCGACTCGTTGTTCACCACCAAGTCGAACACCGCCCGGCTGAAGTTGTCCGGCAGCGCCTCGATAGCGTCCGCCAGCGCCCCCATGCTGGATCCATCCGGCTGATTGAGATCTCCGACCTTCATGCCGTCGATCAGGCCGGTGACCTGGCCGTACAGGCTGTTGTAGTCCTGCCCGCTGGCGTAGAGGTTCCTGCCGAAGCCCAGCGCAGCCTGTGCGGCCGCCTGTGCGGCGCTGGTGTCCCCGCCGGACACTGCCCGCTCCAGCTCCTTCATCGCCTCGCCCAGCTTCTCCTGGTCCGTCAGCGGCGAAAGGTCACTGATCGACAGGCCGTACTGCATGGCCTTCTTGTCCTTGTCGATCTGTGCCTGCAGCTTGCCCATGTTGGTGGCACGAAGCGCCTCGATCTTGGTCAGGTCCTCCGCGCGGGCGCCGGACAAGCCGAGCGCCTTGGCGTAGTCGTTGGCCGACTTCACCTGCTGGCGATACGTGCGCTCGATCGACAGCGCCTGCGACTGGTACTGCGTCAGGTTGGCCGTCATCAGCTGGGTGCTCACATCGGCCATGAGGCTGGCGTAGTTGCCGAGCAGCCCGGTCACCTTCTCGACCTGGGTGGCCAGGTCTGTGCCGGCGACGCTGGCCAGGTCCTGGAAGTAGTCCACCGCCTTGTTGACCTTGTCGACCTCCATCCCATTGAGGGCGCGGCCCAGCTCATCGGCATTGCCCACCGCCAGTGCGATCGACGCACTCAGCGCGTTGAACACATCCGACGCCTCGAAGTAGCCATCCAGCTGGCCTCCGAAGCCGGCAGCCTTGACCGCCTCGGTGAACAGCCGGTTGGTCATGTCACCGAGATACGCCTCCAGCTGCGACTTGGCCTCGGCGGAGTCCGCCGACAGCTGCAGCCTGCCCAGACTCACCCGCACACCGGCCAACTGCTGGGTCAGGTCGACGCCCAACTGCTTGGCCAGGCCGGTTGCCGCACCACGAACCTGACGCGCGGCCATGTCGAACGTGCGATCGATACCGGGATCCACCGCGCCGTACTGCGTCCACTTTTTGTCCGACCGGAACAAGCCCCCCTTCTGCTTGATATCGGCGTAGGTCTGACCGTCGAAGCCACCGAACCCATACGAGCCGGTCAGGCCCTGGCCGGTGATCTTCGGAGCGCCGCGGCCGAACAGCTTTGCGTGGATGCTCGACCCGGACAGGATCGATGCGACCTTGTCGTTGAAACCGAGCCCGCGGAAGGTCTTGTCGGCGAGGCCCACCGCGCCGGCCGTTGCAATCTTGCCGGCCCAGCTCTCGCCGTTGGCAATGTCCCACCCCTGATCGAACAGCTCGGCGTTCTTCATCATGCCGGCCACGATCCAGCCGATGATTGGCACCGCCGCTGCTGCGGACGCGCCAGCTGCACCTGCGCCGGCGGCAGCGGAAGAACCGCGTGCTGCTGCGGCGCCGCCACCGGTGAGGGCGGCAATGTTGTTGCCGAACCCCAACAGACTGCCGGCGCTGGCACCGCTGCTCGCCGCGCCGGCGCCCGCACTGAACAGCCCCTGGCCCTTGGACAGCAGCCCGGCAATGGTCCCCAGGTTCTGACCGCCGCCGGCGGCGCCATTGCCACCGAACAGCCCCATGATGCTCTGAAGGCTCAGGCCACCGCCCTGGCCGTTCATCCCGTTGAGGATCTGCGTCTGGATCGGGATCACGATCTTCTGCTGAAGGAACTCGCGGGCCAGGTCACGCAGCCCGCGCTTGGCGGTATCTTTCAGGTCGTCCCACAGGTTGTCGAAGTCGCGCATGCCGCTCGCAACGAAGTCGGCCATGGCGTCGGCGGCATCGCCCACGCCATTGACGACCACGCCGGCCCATGCCTCAACGTTGGCAGCAGCCTCCTCCACGCGCAGCGACAGATCGGCCGATGCTCGGGCGGCGTCCAGCATGGCCTGCTCGTACTGCGCGTAGCTCGCCGCGCCCTTGGACAGCGCCAGCGCCTCCTTGCTACCAGCGGCCTCCACCGCCTTCTGCAGCTCCTGCCGCATGTCCCGTTCGTTCATCATCTCGCGCCGCGACAGCTCGCGCGCGCGGCCAACCTTGCCGAGCATGGCGACCTCGGCATCCATGGTCGCAAGGAGCGTCTCGGGGCCGGCCAGGGCCTTCTCTACTTCGGCCGCCACCTTGGAGTACTCAAGCGCGCTCTGGGCCATCAGCACATTGGCGTCGGCTTGGGCGATGTTCCCCTTGACGAGCAGGCTGTTGTACTCGGACATGTGACCGAGATGCTTGCCCATCGCCTCAGCCAATGGGCCCTCGATAGCCCCAGCAGCCTCCTGTGCCTGGCGATGGTATCGGGCGATCTCCTCTGCCCGCTGTTTGGCGTCACGATCCGCCCTTTCGCGCTCCGCCTTGCCAATGTTCCCAGTCGGCCGATAGCCCACGGCATCCGGCTTGAGCGCGGATTCCGGCAGTGGCTGCCCGTTGTCAATTACAACTACGCTGTCAGCTAGGTCCTTCATGCGGCGTCGCTTTAGGGCAGCGTCCACACGTTCAAGATCCGCCTCTCGGTCACGGACGTACTTGTCCCATGACTTCGCGTTAGCTTCGCTGTTGGTGTTCTGGAACAGCCCTCCTTCCCACCATGATGCGTTCCCCGCTCGGGCTCTGGCCGCAACGTCCTTTGCGCCGGCGATCTGCTCCTCGATCCGCATGCGCTCCTGGATCAGACCGGCATAGCTTTTATCGGGAACAGACTTAAATCCTTGCGCTATTAGCGATGAGAGATTTCCAATCATCGACGCAGCTTCGGCGGCCTTGGTCGTTACTGTGGCCAAGCCTTGGACAATTACACCGAACCCTTGCCGAAAATCAGGGTCGTTCAGGAGTTCAGAGAAATCCGATAGTGCCGGAATGATCTCCTCCGCCACGCTTACCTTTAGCCCCTTGAACGCCAGATCGGCTTCAAGTGTGACCTTGCGGAGGCGTTCGGTCGCCTTGTTGGTCTTTCCATCAATGAGGGCCCCTGCCGCTTGCGCTGCATTGCCCCACTGCTGGAACCCAGCGCTGTTGTTGCGCAGCAGCGGGATAAGCGCCGATGCGTCGCTGGCAATTGCCTCCATGTAAAAGGTCAATTCCGTCTGCGACAGGTTCGCTCGTTCAAGACTCTTGAAGTAGAGCCCTAACGCATCAGGCCCCGACAGCTTGCGCATTTGTTCGGCGGTGACACCGGTCCGCTTGGCGATATTGTCGAAGAAGTCTGCAAGGGCCCCTCCCCCGGTCTGGACGTAGTCGCCTATCTTGTCCTGAACGTCTTTGAAGATATCTGCCAGCTTCTCCTGGCTCATGCCAACAGTGTTTGCGCCTGCCGCCATGCGCTGAAACTGCTCCGAGGTCGTCCCCGAAAGCTTGCCAAGCCTGTCGTACTCCACGCTAAGATCGGCGACCTGACGCGTCCACTGAACCATGGCGGCACCACCGGCCGTCACGCCAGCGGAGATTGCCAGGCCGATCGCCGTACCGGCGCGCCGCGCGGATGCCTGCATGCTCTGCATTCGCTGATCAAATTGGCGCGCAGCCTTGCCGCCGTCGCGCTCAAACGATCCGGTCTTAAGCAGAAGATCAACGGTAAGTGTGTAGAGGCTCATCGCGTAATCCAAAGAAAAGGCCCGCACGTGGCGGGCCTTGGGCTCAATGTTAGGGGTGCTGCCGAGTCTGGCTTCTCGACGAGCGGATGCGCGTATCGGTCAGGCCGGAACCTCCTCGAACTCCATGTATCCGGTGAAGTACTGCCGGCTGATGTTCTCCGCCGACGGCAGCTGTGTCGGATAGCCGTAGAGCGCCGAGCGCGCCGCCAGCAGCGGGTCGAACGCCTTGCTGACCATGTCCTGGTACTGCGGCACAACGCAGGAGCGCCTGCGCCCCGCGATCGCTGCCGCCACCGTCTCCCAATCGGACCCGCCAAGTCCACCGCCGCGCACTGCAGCAGTGGCCCGACCCGACAGGGTGCACGTCAGCCGCCGGTACAGGGGTCCAGGAACCGTGTTGACCTGGCCGCCCTTGGTGCGGTTGTGCACGCTGGTGTCGATGGTGGCCACCGCCCAACCGTCGCTGATACCCACCTCGACTGCCCGGAAGATCGCAATTTCGCCCACGTCGACGTTCGTGGCAGCTGTGTCGATCTCGACGGACACCGTTGATACCAAGGCGCTGGCCTTCGGGAAGAGCCAGGCGCAGACACTGCCGTCTGGCAGTCGCACGGTGGTGGCACTCGCGCCGGCGGCGCTCACCTGGACGCCGGGCGGAATGTTGAGGCCGAGAATCGCGATGATCCCCGGCACAACAGCTTCGGCCAGGGTGATCGTGATCGCCAGCGAACTGGTGCGGCGGATCCGAGACGCCCTGCCAGGCTTTCCGTCGAACAGCGCCGAGCCCTGGTCCGCACTGAGCCACGTGCCACCGGTGAGGGTCACCGTCGTGACAGCCGGCATGCCATATCCAATCAACACGTCATCATCCCCACACCGTCAGCACCACGTCCCCCGTGGCAGGGTTGCGCTCAACACGGCGCACCAGCACCGGCTTGCCGTCGTCAAGACCGTAACGTCCGTAAGTGATCCGGCCGATCTGTCCCGGCAGCGGAGCCAGGTCCTGATCACCACGCACCGCCAGCTGGTAGAAGTGGCGCTGCACCCGGTACAGGCCGAGGACGCGTTCAATCTCCTGTTGCGCGTCGGCCGCATGCCAGAACAACGAGATGACCGGGTCAGCAGCCTCTGCCCGCTGGTAGTGGGGGTGCAGAGGACCAGCGCCATACACCTGCCCCCGGTAAAGGCCGGTCAGTTCGTCGCGTCGGGACTGCGGCACGTCGACAACGTCGGTGACCAGGTCTGACGCGCCCAGCGCTTGGCCGTTGGGTCGGTAGGCCATGCGTCGAGTCAGGTTCGGAGCATCATCGGGCACCATGATCAGATCAGCCGCCAGATCATCCTCCGACAGGTCGAAGGCGAACGCGCCGGCATAGGTCTCGGGCGCGGTCACGCGGGCGAAGCGCAGCACACCGGATGGATCCTGGTAGCAGCCGGCGCCGTAGCTGGGTAGGAGCGCATTCAGCGCAGCGCGTCCGGTGATGGCTGTTCCTGCGTAGTAGCCGAGGCCCATGTAACCCGTGGCGTGGTCGATATCCGCACAATCGCTGGCTGACCACGCCGCTTTCCCCAACCGGGCCATCACGTCACCCACAGCCTGCTCCACTCGCGCCGGCAGCATGCCACCGCCGATGCTAGAGGCGTCCACCACCACCGGCGTTACCGGCGGCGACTTCATCAGCAGCTGCTGCCCATCTGGGGTTGGGCTGTAGGTTCCTGCCTCCATCAGGTCGCCGCGGTCCATCACGGCATCCACGTATACCCGTCCGTCAGCAACGAACATCGACGTGCCGTCCGAGTTGGCTCCCATTGCCGGAATACTGGCCACCGCACCGATAACGACGGGCTGCGGCTTCCATGCCAGTGACGCCACATTCGGCAGGAACACGCCCCGGTTGATGGTTTCTTCCAGGTAGTCGTGCGCATCACGCAGGTGCAGCGTCTTGGTGCCGTCGTCGTTGATCTCGATCTGCTCGATCGCGCAACGGAAGGCCGGGACCGCGTCGGCCCGCATCCCGTTTTCGGGCGCAACCAGGATCTGCACCGAGCTGCCAGAGGCACCAGTGCCCGCCATCCCGTCCAGCAAACCTTCCGCATCGGCCACGACGCACTCGGCGGCCGCGGCCTGGGACACCGGGTCACCGCCCCACGGCCAGAACGCCAGCTCCTGGATCAGGTTGACGCCCTCGGCCACCAATCCCTCGTAGCGAACGTTCGCCGGGCTATCGCCGGGCGCAGACAGCCAGTCCACGTCGGCCAAGTGCGTGGTGCTGGCGGTAGAGCTGGGGAGCCGCCAACCGGCTGCAGCCGCTTCGCTTCGCGGCCCCCACTGCCCTGCGTTGACCGCAAGGCACAGCCCACCGGCCTTGGTGGCGGCAAGCGACGCGGCGAAGAACAGCGGCCCGGACAGCTGCAGCTCGCGCACCAGGATCTGCGCGCCGTTGAGGTAGAGCCGCAGCTGGCGAGGGGTCGAGAACACGACCTGCAGCCCGACAATGTCGCCGTGGGTCACCGCCGGCAGGCCAGTGGCGATCGCTCCTCCGGCCTGCAGCAGGCGCCCGGCGGCGAGGTCCCAGCCGATGCTGGCGAGATCCGCACCCAGCGCCTTGTTCAGCGCTGCGGGGCCGGTGGCGAAGCCTACGAGGGCTGCAAGGGCGTCATCGCCCCACACCGCAAACTCCACGCCCACTGTCCCGGCATCAAGGCCGAAGTCGGAGCGCGCGTGGCTGGCCAGCGTGGTGGCGCCGGTGGTGGCCAGGGTAAGCCCGCCGTCGCGCGCAGCGAGCAGCGGGCCGATAGGGAGCGCGGCAAAGCGCCCAAAGGTGTCGGTCATGGCTATCCCAGTCGATCGAACCAGTCCTGTGCCTCGTCCTCCTCGGAACGTGGTACGAGGGTGTCCAGGTACTCCTGAAAGGAGCGCTTGGTGCCGCCCTGGCTGTGTGAGGCTGTGATGTACGCGGCGAAGGCAGCGGGCTTGATGTGCAGGCTTACGGGGTCGATGGGGTTCCGCTTATGGAACTCCCACCATTCCAGGAACTCCCGGCGCGACATGCTCGCCTGCAGCTCCGACACCGTGCGATGCAGATGGCCGGCCAGGACCTTCCAGAACCAGTCCTCGCCACGCTGCCTTAGCCGTTTCCCACGTCGGCCTGGGCTTGGGCGGCATCCTCGCCGAAGCCTGAGTGCTTCATGGCCACGCGCTGTAGTTCAGCGGCCACCAGCGGCTTGAGCTGCGCGGCCTGTGCCACGTCCATGACGGGCTTGCCGTCCTCATCGCAGATGGTCGCTGCGATCAGCTTGGCGCGGTCGCCTTCGCCCCATAGCTTACGGAACTCCACATCCGGCAGCTCGCGCACGTGGAACTGTGCTTTGGCGCCATTGGGCAGGGTGATCGTGTCGGCGTGCACGTCCTTGGACGCGAACATGCCCAGGTTGGTGAACGACTGCAGGAGGCTCACGGGCTGCTGCGGCTGGACTTCGGGGGTGTCGTTGGTCTTGCTCATTGGCTGTTTCCTTGAATGGCGACAAGGCGCGTGGGCCGCGCACGGCTAACACGCGGAGGATCCGCGCGCCCTGTCAAAGAGAAGGCCCGCCGAGGCGGGCCTGGGGGTGCGCCGTTGCCACAGCCTTACGGCGTCGGGCGATGCGTGGTGACGGAGCCAGAGCCGCGGATGGTGATCGTGGCCTTCCACACGTCGTTGTCCTGACTGGTCACCGCGAAGTTCTGCACGAAACCGTCGAACTGCTTGGACAGCACGTCGGTGGGCGGGGTGATCTTGCCGGCAACGGCCGACGGCTTTGCAGCGCCTTCGGTTTCCGACAGCGGCGCGGTCACCAGCCAGTTCACGACGGCACCGGTCTTGTGCAGATCCTCCAGCTTCTCGTGGTCGACGCTGTCGTAAATGACCTCAACACTGGTGCTGCCGGTCTGCTTGCGGCCGGCGACGAACTGGTCCCAGTCATCGTCGTAGTCGGAGATATCGATCTCCGACGCCTGGCCATCGGGGAAGCCGACGGAGCGCAAGCGGGTCACCTTGATGACCTCGGCCGCGGCGATGGCGACGAACAGCTGTGAATGCTTCGATTTGATCACTTTGCCCATGTTTCACCTCTCTTTTCTATTAACCGACACAAAAAAAGGCCGGCAAGAGCCGGCCATTCACGTTCATTCCCGTATGGGAATCAGGGAAGCATCTCGATCTCTGCGAACTCACGGGCGACGAGAGCCATGTGCAGCCAAACCAGCAGCTTCTCCCGTCGTCCTTCTTCATCGTCGGGGAGTTTCACACCGTCAATGGTCACAACATACGGATCATCCGAAACCGGAACATGCCTGGTCATCAAGTTTGTCGCATCAGAATCGACAACCAGTAGAGTCCACGAAGAATCCTGAATGCCGCGCGGCGACGACAGCATCTCACCGAAGACACACCCCGGGGATTCCACGCGAGACTTCTCCAAGTTGTTCGCTGCACTTTGATGACAGAGAACATTCAGACCGGCGTACCCACCTGTCCCATCATGAAACAAGCGCTGATAGGCCTCATCCAAATCAATTACTGAGTAATCCGAGCCTGCTGCACGAGCGAGATCAACAAGCTCCTGATCAAAATCTTCCTCGTCGGCAAGAATCCGGCAGCATGCCTTATAACCTTTAGCGAACATTTCCATTCCCCCGGCTGATCCATCAGGATCGTATCTGCAACAGACGAACATCGAAAGAGATGCCCGCGGCACCCGTATCGTCGTTGTCGGGTGTTGGGTTGTACGACTCGATGCTGCCCACGCGCTCCACCACATCGCGGATGGCGACGGCAACGCCGTTGGCTTGGCTGAGGTTCTCGCCCCATACGGTCAAGCGGACCCGCCAGCCGTCAGCCGGCGGCGGCTCGGACAACATCGCGGTGGGCGAACCGCCGACGACCTCCCAAATCGCATAGGGGAGCGCCGTTTCCTGGGGCGCACTGCCCGGCCACAACCGGATCGGGTCGCCCAACACTTGCCGAACGGCTGCATCACCCTGCAGCAGGGACTGGATCAGGGGAACCATCATCGCCAGCCATCCTTCTTCAGCTGCTTGTCCAGCGCCGCCCAGGTTTCATTGATGATCACCTGGGCCGCCTCCGGGCCCTTGGCTTCGCCTGCCGGCGTAAGGAAAGGCTCGGCCCTCATCTTCCTGGTGCCGAATTCCTTGAAGCGCCAGTAATAGGCCCAGCCCGCCTCCTCGTAGACCTTACCGACGCGGCCGCGGCGACGGTTGCGCTTGGTGTTGGCGTACTTGCGGCGGCGACCGGTCTTAACCCCAACCGTGAAGTACTCGCCGCCTTGGCCTACACCTGCGCGCTGCCGGCTCTTGGAGTTCGCTCTGCGGGTCACGATCTGCGAAGCCATGAACCCCGATGCTCTCGGGGCCCGGCGCCGGGCGTCGTCGCGGATGACATTGCCGCCCTTGCGCATACCGGCTTGCACGGCTCGCCCTTGAATCGCCTTGGGTGCCTCCCGCAGTGAACGCAGGAGGCCGTCCAGGCCGTCGATCTTCACTTGCTCAGCCATCGGACACCCCGGCATCGACCATCAGCGTGATGTGCCCCCGTGCTGTCGCATCCGGCAGCACCGCACGAATCGCGTACACCTGCCCGTCAAACACCACACGCATGGTCGGCACTACCCCGGCCAGGTAAGGGATCTCGATGCGAGCAGTCACCTGCCCGTGCTCGGCCGAGGCCGCAGTGAACTCTCGACCCGAGAGCGGAACCACCTCTGCCGGCACGTCAGCCCGCCACCTGCGCCATTGCTTCACGTCCCCGCCGAGCGGATCTCGCACCGGGCCGTAGTCCTGCAGCTCAATGCGATGCCGGTACTTGCCCGCCCGCCTCATGGCAGCACCCGCCGGTAGGGGAACAACAACCGGTCCAGCGTGGGATTCACTGTGTGGATAGTGCCGGTGATTGCCGCCTCACGATGGGCGTACAGGTCACCCAGCAACAGCAGTACGGCCGCGCGCAGCGGCCCCGGAAGCGGGCCAGGTGTCGTCGTGAACTTCACCGGATAGGCACCTTGTTCACTGTCGAGCGTGGCCGGCTCGATCGGCAGCGGAGAGCGGCCCTCGCCGACCGGGGTCCACTCATAGGTCGCTGCGGCCAACGCATAGCCGGTGGTGCGCTCCACCGACTCACGCGCGGCCGTGATGAAGGCGCCAATCAGGGCGTCGTCGGCGTCGTGGATAACGACCAGGTGCGCCTTTGCTTCGCTCAGCGACACGGGTTCCTCAGCCGCCGGGGTCAACGTGCGCAGCATGGGTCATTCCTCCCGCTCGGCCGACTTGATGGCATTGGGGTGGGGGTCGATCAGCCCGCCAAGGCGCAGCGCCTCAACGTGAGCCGCGTTGACCTGGATCACCTGGCCAACCTTCCCGAGGTGGTTGTCACTGAGCACCAGCGCCGGCACGGTTTCACCATCCGGCGGATCCAGTTCGTCATCCGGGGGCGGCACGTCATTGTCCGTCGCCACGGTTTCGGGCGTCTGGTTCTCTCCGCCCTCCTCCGCTTCCAGCTCGCCGACGGCGGCTGCGGCGTCAGCCTCGAGGCTTTCGGCGTCCGTCTGCTTGCCCTGGCCAGCCGCTGGGTCCACTACCGCAGCGGGCGCTTCCCGCGCGCCGGCCGGACCGCTGACCGCCTGCGCGGAGGTGTTCTTCTGCTTTGCCATGATCGTCTCCGAGGGACGCCCGCGCTGGAGCGTCCCTCTGTTCGTGGGGCGAGGCGGTTAAGCCGCAGCGCCGTGCTTGAAGGTCTTCACCGCGCCGCCCACGTCAACCAGGTTGCCGCCAGAGCGCATCCAGGCCATGAAGCCGACCTGGCCCTTCTTCACGTAGGCCGAGTCGTTGAAGCGGAACAGGGTCATGGCCATCACGTCGCGGATCTTGTAGTAGCTGAAGTCGCCGAACGCGATCGAGGTGGCGCCCGCGGCCGGAGCCGGAGCGTGCTGGTTGATCTGGATATCGCGGTTCAGCAGACGATCCGGCGCACCGCCCGGATTGCCCTGCTCGTAACCCGGCACGAAGATCGGCCGGCCCTGGTCGTCCTTCACCTTGCGGATCAGCTTCAGCATGTCGTCGTGGAACATCCACTTGGCCAGCTGGCGATACGCCGGATCGACGCTGTGCTCCAGATCGACCAGGTCGTCGTAGGTGATGATCGGCAGCGCCGAAACCGCACCGATCTTGCCCACGGCCGCTGCGGTGAAAGCGCCCATCGGCTGACCCACGCCGGTGCCGACGGTGTAGTTGCGATTGGTGACACGGCCCAGGCGGGTCTGCAGACGCTTTTCGATGAAGCCGGCGATATCGGCGGTGCTGTCCTGAAGCAGCTCCCACGGCACGGTCACCACCTTGGAGCTGAACTTGTAGACCTGCAGACCCTTGGTGCCGAAGGCCACGTCCTGATCGGTCGCCGACTGGTTCTCGGCGACCAGCTCACCCTCTTCCGAGGTGCCATCGCTGGTCGGGTACTGCATCGGCTCGCCGCCGGCCGTGCTGAACACGTCGGCGACCTGGCGCATACCGCCGAACGCCTTCAGGGCGTCCAGGATCTGCTTGGCCAGCGTGGTCGGCACGGTGTAGCCGCCCTGTTCCGGGTTGACGGCCGGATTGCCCGACATGGCCGCGTTGACCTGCTTCCAGTCCTCTGCGCTCAGGGCGCTGTCACCGCCACGCGCCCAGCGGTCGAACAGGCGCTCCTCGTTGGAGAGGTCACGGCCGCCGCGGTTGGAGGTGTCGTGTTCACGCACGCCCTGCTCGCGCAGTGCCTCGTCGGCCGTCAGGTCCATGACCTTCTGATGACGCTCGATCGCCGCGTCGATGCGCTCGATCTCGGCGATGTTGTCGTCGTACTTGGCCTGGTTCTCCGGCGTCCACTTGTTGCCGTCACCGGTGCTGGTGTCCAGCAGGTTGCGGGTTTCCTTTGCCAGCGCGGTGCGGCGCTCCCGCTCGGCCTGAATGTTGAAGGGCATTGGTGATTTCCTCGTGTCGAAAAAAAACCGCCTTTCGGCGGTCGGGATGAACTGCGGGCGGGAGTCGCTTACGCAGCGGAGCGTTCCAGCAGCGCCAGACGGCGCGACAGGTTGGCCTTGTGGGCGGCGGCGGCGCCGTCGTCGGGATCGGGAGTACGGTTGGCCAGTGCGGCAGGCGCGTTGTCGTAGGCGGACAGGTCCCAGGTGTTGGATGCCTTCTTCTTGCCCACGATCTCCACCACCTCGTCTGCGAAGCCGTGTTCCTTGGCTTCGTCGGCCGTGAACCAGGTCTCTTCGTCCATCCACTGGACGATCTGCGCCTGATCCTTCCCAGTACGGCGGGTGTAATCGCCGGCCAGGCCGGCATCGATCTTGGCCAGCAGTTCACCGGTCTTGGTCATGTCGGCCTTGTTGCCGACCGTGATGGTCCATGCGTTGTGGATCATGAACGCACCACCTTGGCTGATCTCGACCTTGTCGCACGCCATGCAGACCCCGGTCATAGCCGAGGCAGCCAAGCCATCGATGTGGGCGATGACAGTGGCCTTGTGCTGGGCGATGGCGGTCATCATCGATCGGGCCGCAAACACGTCACCGCCGGGCGAGTCGATGCGCAGATGGATCACGTCCGCGTCGATTCCGGCCATGGCCTGGGCAAACATCGTCTCATCAATATCGCCCCACCACCCGCCGATGACGCCGTGCAGGTAGATGGTCGCCTCCTTACCTTCGGTCTCCGCCCGGATGGGCTTGGACTGGCCGGCGTTGTTCTTGGCCAGCTGCAGCAGCTTAGGAATCGGCATCGTCAGGGTTCCTTTCAGGGTCATCTCCGCCCGGCTTGGCCGGTGGCGCGTGTTCTTTCGGTTGGTAGAGCTTGTCGCCGCCCTCGATGGGAGGCAGGTTCTTGAGGCGGCGGACTTCGTTGACGACCATCCAGCCTTGGGTGCCAGGGCCACCCAACGCCTTGCTGAAGTACTCGGCCTGCGTCTTCGAGTCGCCGGCCATGAACATGTCCACGTTGTGCTCAACGAAGTAGCGCGGCGTGCGGAACAGCTTGCGGTTCAACTCGTCCTTGATCCGCTTCAGGTGCGGGCCCAGCGTGTACTTCACGAAGCCGATGCCCATGCTCTCGATGCCACTGCCCCAGCTGGTCGCCTTGGTGGTTTCACCGATCATGTGGGGCGGCACACCGAAGGCGCGGGCCACATCGATCACCTGCCACTGTCGGGACTCCAGCAGCTGCTGGTCGACCGCTGACATAGTCAGCTCGTGAACCTCCAGCCCCTCGGTCAGGACCAAGGGGATCCGACGGTTGCCCTGCACCCCGCCGTACTTCTTGACCCAGGCGTCGCGGAAATCATCCTGCTGCTCCTTGGTCATCTTGTTGGGCGTTCGGATGGCCACTTCGGGCTTGCCGCCCTCGCTGAAGAACTTGCCGGCGTGCTCGTCACCTTGGATGGCGATGCCGATGCCGTTCCGCGCGCCCCACTGGATCACCGACATGCCGTGCACGCCGTTGAAACCGAAGCCGGGGAAGTGGAGCACATCGTCCTGGTCAACGGTGAAGTACCCGTCCGCGTCATGGAACGTGTACTGCAGGCGCGTCGGTTCGCGCGGACTGGTCTTCTCCTGCTTGAGGATCATCACCCTGTCGCGTGGCCAGGGAATCAACCCGGTCGCCACCCCGGCACGGTTGCGCGTCACGTACACCACACCATCACCGCGCAGCAGCATCTGGCCGACGATGAACTCCCAGCCGGTGGCGCTCGACCAGCCGGAGGAGAACTGCTCGTTCAGCAGCCACCAGTAGTCGTGCTCCGCCCGCTTGCGATGGCCATCCACCCGCTCAAACACGGGCAGCGGCAGCTGGGCTATCGCACCAGCAAGCAGCGAGACGGCGGCAAACACCGCCGAAACCCGCATCGCTGATTCCGGGCTCACCACGGCTCCGGAGGCCGTCGTCGGATTCCCGAAGACCTCGAACATGCCCATGCCGGAGGACTGGATCACCTCGCCGTCGACCAGGTTGCTGATCGTCGGCTCGATACGGTCGCGGGCATCGGCCCGCCGGTTCTTCTCGAATAGTCCGAACATCAGTCGATCACCACGAAGCCTTGTTGGGTTGTGCCGGTGTCACGCGCCTGCATGGCGCGGCCCATGGCCATGATTAGCGCCACCGCGCCGTCGATCTTGCTTTCCATCTTTTCCTTGCGGGGATAGACGTGTTCCTTGGCATCCACGCGCGCCACTACGTTGCCCATCATCCAGGTCATGGCCGCGTTGCCGTCGTGCCACAGGCGCCGCGACAGAATCAGGGCTTCCACTTCCTTCATGGGCTCGGAGAGGTTGCGTACTGACTGCGCCATCTCCACGGTCGGCAGGCCTTCCTGTTCAAGGCGCGTCATCAGGTAAGCCGCTTGCGCCGGGTCAAAGGCAATGTCCTGCACGTCGATGCCTTGTGCCGTAAGCTCTTTCAGCTCTTCTTCGATGAACGCGTAGTCCGTCATGTTCCCGGGCGTGGACACGATCAGCTCGTCAAGCAGGAACAGCTGGTACTTCTCGTTTTCCTCCACGGCCGACTCCGGCACGTAGAATCGGGGAATGACGTAGTAGCTATCGCCCTTCTCGAACAGCAGCACCACGGCCGCCACGTCCAGCTTGGATGCCAGATCGACGCCGACCCAGCACGGACAGCCCGCAAAGTCCGACACCTCAAACCGTCGTTTCTGCCGCTGCCAGGCCAGCATGTTCATCCATGCCAGCTTGGCGCCGACCCAATCATTCAGGTGCTTGGTACGGAACGCGCTTTGCTTACTGGCCGACCGCTTTGCCTTGGCGAGCTGGTCGAGCAGGAACTGCTCGAACACGGAAACGCCGTAGTTCGGGTTGGCCTTGCGCAAACTCGCCGGATCGTCCCAGCGGTCGCCCTCGTCTATACAGTAGATCGCTGCGAAAACCGTCTCGTCAGTCACCTCACCTCGCAGGATGCGGATGGCATCGCCACGCATCTCGAAGCATGGGCCGGAGAGGTTGGTGCCCGCCGTGGTGATGATCGACAGCAGGGGTTGCTCGCGCGCGCCCATGCCTGTTTCCATGGCGTCGACCATGTGGTCATCGTCATGTTCGTGGTACTCGTCCACCAAGGCCGCATGCGGGCTGGAGCCGTCGCCGGGCTTGCCGATCATGGTCTCGAACTTGGACATGTCCTCCATGACGAACAGCGGCCCCGGGTTCTTCGGGTTGCCCGCCTGTTCGATACCGAAGCGGGCGCGCAGGGCCGGCAGTTTCTGGACCATCTGCCACGCCGGGCGGAACACCTCGTACGCCTGTTTCTCGCTGGTCGCGCCCGAATAGACCTCCGCGCCCGCCTCGCCGTCAGCGCAGAACAGGTACAGACCTCGGGCAGCCAGTCGCAACGACTTGCCGTTCTTGCGCGGGATCTCCTCATATGCGCGACGGAATCGCCGATGGCCTGTCTTCTTGTGGACCCAACCGAACAGGTTGCACTCGATGAAGTGCTGCCAGGGCTCCAGCACCAGCAGGCGCTTCTGCGCCGCCCACTTTCCTTTCGTGTGCGGCATCTTCTCCATGAAGCGCACCGCGCGGTCCGCCTTCTCGGTGTCGTATTTGTAGGGCCAGTCGGCCCCCTTGCGCTTCAGGTCATCCAGGAAGCGCTGGCACGCCAGACGGATGAACTCGCCGGCCGGGATCTTTCCTGACGTGACGCCCTTGGCGTATGCCTTGGCTGATTCGCTCGGCGTCATGGATCAGAACTCGTCGAATGGGTTGCCCTCCGGGGTCTTTTCGGTCCCCAGCTTCTGACGGTCAGCCGGGGTCAGGCCCAGGCGCGCCAGGCAGCCGATCAGGTGGGAGTACTTGGCCGCAACGAACTCGCCGCGGTTGGCACGGAACTCGGAAAGCAGCGATGACGCCACCTCCATGATGAAACGGTCGGCGCTGGTCAGGACGCCAGGCAGCGCGCACTTCTCCAGCTCCTTCCAGACCACCGCGACCTCGTCCGGCAGATGGCCGGGCACCTTGCCCAGGCCCTTCCCCGTCTTTGGCACCTCGGCCCTGTAACGCTGCGGGTTGCGCTTGTCCGCCCCCTTGAGCTTTGCCAGCTCGGCGGGCTGCTTGTGCCTGGCCATCGCCGGTCAGCTCCAAATCCAAAATTCAAATTCTGTGGACGCGAGAAGAAAGGGGGGCGCGCGTATCGGGTGAGGAAAGCCCTCAACTTTGACCCTCCCCCCTCCCTTTCCGTTCAGCTTTCGGTGGATCACTCGCGGCTCGATCGGCCCGACTGTGCTGCCGAGCGTCCCTGCCGAACCCGCCGTTCTCCCGTGCCGTCTTGGCGCTATGGCACGGCCGGCACAGCGGCTGCAGGTTGCTGTCGGCGTTGTTGCTGTCGTCCCCGTCGATGTGGTCGACCTCGGTGGCCGGCCGCACCCTGCCCTGCCCAGCGCAGCATCTGCACAGCGGCTCACGAGCCAGCACCACCGCACGGAGCCGGCGCCACAGCGAGCAGTTGGTGGGCAGCGCGCGGCGCGCCTGTCTCTTGCGGACCTGGGCGCTGCTCTCCTTGTAGGGGCGCCAGCCAGCCGCACGGTGCTGGGGTGGCCGGGTCGGCATCAGTAGGACTTCCCGTCCAGGTCGACACGCTCAGGCTCGGCACCTTCATCCTGCACCGGTGCACCGGCCTCCTCGCCCAGCAGCTGCGCCACTGCCTGCACCAGCAGCCCCACGTGCATTGCCAGCTCGGCGATCTGCTTGCCCTGCTGCTCGATGATCCCGACCAGTCGGTCGATACGGCTGTCGGTGCTGCTCTCAATCAGCCCCGCCAGGGCTGTGACAGCCGCAGCGCGCGCCACCTCTTCAATCCGTGCAGCGTCCATCACCTAACCTCGTCGTTCGCAGTACCAGGCCGCGGCGTATCCACCGTTCGACCCGCTCCCAGTCCGGTTCCATGCCCGTGGCCCGGGCAAACCACACCACCGCAGCCAGATACCACCGAAGCCACCACCGCATTCGTATCGACGCCCGCACTGTCGCAGTCATCAGAACTCCTCCACTGCCCAGCCGCCGCCATCCCGTTTCGGCTTTGCCTTCACCGCGATGAAGCGGAATGGGTACATGGCCGCGGCAATCTTGATCTTGGCCCTGGCATCGTCCTGCCAGTGCCCTTTCACCTCATGGCACTCCATAACGCCGTCGGCAGCCATGACTGCAAAGTCCGGGGTGTAGAACGTGTTGTCCGCCAGGCGCAGCTTCATGCCCTCGAACCGGTGCCATTGGACCTTGCCCACGGCCTGCAGCGCGCGCAGGTGCTCGGCATACGCTGCCTCGGTCCTGTTCATCTCGCCGGTCTTCAGCCGGCCAAGGGCCAGCATCCGGTGGTTCATTGCGTCACCGTTTGCCGGTCGGCCGCGATTACTGCTTGACTGGCGCGGACGTGGTCGTCGGCGTCGCGGCCGATTTGAACAGCAGCTCCCGCAACCTCTGCTCGTAGTTCGGCGTGCGCATCACGTTCGACGGCGCCGGCGACGGCTTGGGACAGGAGGCTGGTGCTGCAGGTGGCGAGGTCGTCGCGCAGCTGGAGACGCCCAGCGCGCAGGTCAGCCACAACAGCAGTAGGGACGGTCGCGGCCGCAGTGCGGTCTTCTTCATGCTTAGCTCCAATGTCGGCCAGCTGCAGAGCCTTGCTCTGCTCGGTGGCACGGGTCTGGTTCACTTGGTCGGCGACTGCCAATGCGCCGGCGGCGCGCAGGGTGGCGTCCCTTGCATCGGCCCGGTCGCCACGCCAGGCCCAGCCAGCACCGAACATTGCGCCTGACCACAGGACGAAGGCAGCAACCGCGATGGTGATCCGGTTCATTCGGATCCTCCTGCCCTGATGGTGTCGCTGTCCGGATCAAACGGCGGCGGCTCCAAGCCGGCCGCGCGCATCAACCCTTCCAGCCGGTAAATGTGGCGGATCAGGCGCAGTTCCCTGGCCTCCATGCGGCCAACCCGTTCGCCCAGCCGGGTCACTTCCTCGCGCATCAGCTGGATCACGTTGACCTCGGCCCCTTCTCTGGCTGTCTCTACGAACTGCTTGCGCCACCACAGCGCCACACCGCCAGCCCCAACCATTAGGCCGCCGACGGCGGTGCCGATTGCCTGCCAATCCACGTCGACCCCGATCATGGCGCCACCGTCCCGCCGGCCTTGCGGTACACCGCCAGCAGGTCGGCTAGCTTGTGTTCGTGCTGGCCGTAGCCCGCGCCGGGCAGGCTCGCCCAAGTCTTGCGGACGGCCTTGATGGCTTCCTCGATCTTCCCCGCCTGGATCAGCGGCAGCGCGCGGTGCTCCCTGATCTGCTGCAGCGCAATCAGGTCCTGGCTCAAAGGCGAGAAGTCCTTCAGGCCGAGCGTCTTCTTGTAGGCATCGTAGTAGCGGCGCAGCAGCTGGTAGCGGCCGGCTGCGGTCGACTGGATCTTGAGCTTCGGCAGGTCCACCAGCACGCGCGGATGGTCGGCGTAGCTCTTGAACAACTGCCCGCCAACGATCACGTCGTAGCCGCGGTCTCGGGTCGGCTGCTTGCCGTTGTCGGTCCCTTCGGACCAAGCCAGCATATCGAGGAAGGCCACGGCGTTCGCACCGCCTGCCTGCTGGGGAGTGACTTGTGCCATCGGCGCGCGTCTCTAGGGTCTATAGTGGGCGCGGGATGCGCATAATTGGCTGAACAACTAAGCCAGGGGGGCGAATGAACCAGTCACCGGAAGCACGCTACGTTGAGCAGCAGACCCAGAAGCGGATGGGCGCCTTGGAGAAGGGTCTCGGGGATCTTCAAAAACACCAGCGCACTGTTGAGTCTGAGAAGCAGGCAGAAGCTCTGCAGAAGCTGATGGACAAGGAGCGATCCGCAAACGAGGCGTACACCAAACTGATCATTGCGGCTGGCTACGCCGGCTTCCTGACGTTCTGGAGCAAATCGGCGCAGGCGATACCTCAGCCATACCACTCCATCATTGGGATCTTGTTCCTGCTTTCTTTGGTCTGTTACATCGGCTACGAGGTCTATGCATCTATCAGACGCGGCCTTGCAGTTCAGCTCGCGAATCAGCGTCTAATGAAAAATCCTACGCCCGCCGGCGTTGATGCATTCAATGAGGAAATCGCAAAGTTCAACCGACGAATACACAGAGTTTGGCTCGTTGTCCTCGTGCCTACCGTTGCTTTGGGCTTCGGCGCCGGTCTTTGGACGATTGGCTGGTATGCCTACAGCCTCTGGAACACGCTCTAAGCTAAAGAGTTGATTCAAAAGTGGGGCAATTCACCAGCAAGTCCGTATCGAGTACCCAACCACCAACCGGACACAGACATGGCCGCCACCGATTTCACTTACTTCGCTTCGTCAACCGTTCGTATTGCCCATATCAGCGCAATTAGTGACGTTATCGATAATGGTCCAGAGGCCGGCAGTCGCCGGTATCAGGTGAACATTATCGTTTCGGGAATCACACTGTCCGAAGCCTACGCTTTCGAGCCCGGCGCTTCACAGGCTCGTTCCGAAATCATGGGCGCGATGGAAGGCTAGGCAGGATCTCTAAGAAAGAAAGCCCCGGCTGGGCCGGGGCTTGCGTCTGGATGCTGGGAAGAATGCAACTGTTTTCGATGACCTAGGAAGTCATCGCTACGCGGCCGTTGAAAGAGCCCTGTTGAACTTCCTCGCAGCGCGCGACTCGGCGGCCCGGAAGCTGGCCAGCATCCACTCGTACACCGGCCGCCAGAACCGGCTGTATGCCGACCAGTCGGCCCCGATCGCGGCAGCGCGCTTACGGCCGCTCAGCGGCTCATGACCGCTACCACCGCACTCCACGCAGTTCGCGACACCTGCTACGTGCGGGTCCCGCAGAACCCGCTTGCCACCGCAGTGCGAGCACTCGCGCGCGCCCGCCATTTCGGCGATCACCGCCCCGGTCAGTACTCCCAACTGTTCCATCGTGTTGTTCGGCCAGGCCGCAGCGCGCGCATCGTCCAGAGCTTTTTCCGTACGGAACAGCTCCCTCCGCTGTGCCTCCGTAATCGACCCGCCGCACCAGCCCATGCCGGCCTTGGCGATGCCGTAGTCAGTGCGGGCGTCGGCAAGAGCGTGCATCTGGCGGGTGAACTCCGGCGCGACCAGGAAGATGACCGCTTGACGCAGCTGCTCGCGCCTCCGCTGACCACTCTCCGGCCACCAGAGCGCCTCCAGCAGTTCGCGACCAAGGCCGGCCGGGACGTACGCCAAAGCGGCCAAGATTTCCTCAGTACTCGGTCCTCCGATGCCTCCGTCGAAACTCAGTGCCCTCGGCCCCGTCCGGCTCGACAGCAGTTCGCGTGCCTCGTTCATGCCCATGCGCCTTCCCCTTGGTTTGCTCGTACAGCGCGCGATCGCGCTTGGTTGTCTTCTATTGCGGCACCTGTCACGCAGCACGGTCCCAGCTAGCCGTCAGGCGCTGCACCTGCCCGCCCCGCGCCTCGAACTCCTCCACCGTCTCCGGCGGGCCACCAACCGCAGGCCGCGCCTTCACCCGCCGCGGGCGGGATACGGTGTTGTGGTCCATGCGCCGCTCTCGGGGCGCACGCTGGGGGTTGATCCTCGGCGCCATGGCCTTCGTCTTCTTCATGCTGCCGCCCTCAGTTCATTGATGTAGGTCTGATTTGCGATCAGCTCGTCGTCGGAGCCGTATGTCTCGTGGAAGGTCCGCGAGCCATCCATCAGGCTCGGTCCGTAGATCTGGCGCATCGTCACGAACGTGTTCCCCTCCATCGGATGCCGCATGTGGTGCCACTTACACAGGCCGTAGCCCTCCATGTGACCGCGCCGCAGGTTTCCGCTCTTGGCGTGGTTGTAGTCGCAGCCGTACACCACCAACTCCGGGTCCAGCAGACCCTGCATCTGCAGCGCCAGGCAGGCCATGCACGGGCCGGTCTTGGCCAGCTCAATCCGGGTGGCCTCTTCCCTAGTCGGCGGTGGTGCCTTCGACCACATCAGCGAAGCTCCGGAATCGGGCCGGCGTAGCGGGTTATCGGGATCCGCCGCATGCCGTCGCGCCAGATAGTCATCCCGCGCGTCGCGTAGACCACCAGCGGCTTGATCCCGTAGCCATAGGCCAGATACCAACCCGCCTCGGCCACCGGCTCGCTCACCGGGCGCACCTCGACATTGAAGTGATCGGGGCTCATGCGGCCTTGTCTCCCAGCAGCTCCGCGATCTCTGCCAGGCGCTGGCGGGTTCGGGCATTGGCGGTCGACGAGGCCTCAACGGTGCCAGCCAACAGCGCCACCGGGTTGAAGGCGGGCGTTGCCGGAGGCAGTGCAAGGTGTTCCGCCACCCACTCGTGCGTCAGCTGGCCAGCGGCGACGGCCTGCTGCAGCACGCTATCCCTTCCCGACACATCGGCTCCCAAGGACAGCTGGTAGTTGGCCGTGCGGTGTGCAGCGCGCGCTTCCTTCACCAGCCGGGTGTACACCTCCAGGAATGCCGGCCGGGCCGCGATCCTGTCGCCCGCCTGCACCAACGGCAACGCTGCCGCCCACGCATCGCGGGTCTGTTCCGTCCACACCACGGTCGCACCTTCGTCGGCGGCACGGATCGCGTTGGCCCATGCCTCATTCGGTGCCGGGTGGCCGTCCTCGATGCGTTCGAGGATGGCCGCCAGCGAAAGCCGCACCTTCAGCTCCCGGCGGCACGACGCCAGCGCGCGCTCCAGCATCGGCAGCGGGTACTGCGCCAGATCCGAAACCATGTAGGCCGCGGCGTTTGGGCTGAGCTGGTCGCCAATGACCTCGGCGGTGGCCACCAGCAAATCGACCAGCCTATCCTGCTCCTGATTACCCAGCATGTGCCGCCCTCATCTGTGCCAGCAGAGCCTTGGCCGCGTCGGCGGCGCCGAGGTTGGTCTGAGTCTTGTCGGTCTGCCGCGCGGCCTCTTCGGTCACCTGACGGCCGGTGGCCCACTGCGTGCGGTATGCCTCGCACTTCGTCAGCAGCGCGCCCAGGTCGTGCATGTTCTGCACCACGTAGCGCTCGTTGACGGTCAGGAACCACGCGGCGACCAGCGGCGCCTCGCTATGGCCCAGCCGCTGCACGATCTGCCGGACGTTGCTGTTCACCTTTGCGTTGCGCACCGGGGCCACACCGTGGCGGGTGCGGTAAGCGCTGGCATAGGCCCCCCAGGTGGCCCGACAGGCAACCTGCAGGTCGGTCTCGGAATCCACCACCGGCGGCGCGGCCATCAGGCCCGCCGGAGATGACGGTTCTCCTGACGGTTCCTTGAGGGTTATATGACGGTTAGGCGGCACGGGGCGCACCCCCAGAGCTGCGCCCGGTGCATCCCCTCCTGCATGGGGCGCATCCCCTCCTGCAGCGGGCGCACCCCCTGCAGGGGGCGCATCCCCTGCGCCCGGTGCAGCCCCTGCTTTTCCTGCCTTTCGCCCAGCCTTCGACGGCGCAGCAGCTTTGTCGAAGTTGACCGGGGTCACCTTGTAGACCGTGCTGCTGTTGAAGCGGCGGTCACGAGTAAGCAGACCCACAGCCTCCAGATGATCCATTGCCGTGCGCACAGCGCGCGCCGACATGCAGCAGCGCGCGGCGATGGTGCCCACCGCCGGCCAGCACACACCGTCGTCGTTCGCCTGATCAGCCAGCGAGATCAGCACAGCCTTCTGCGTGACGCTCAGGCCCTGCAGCGGCCAGCACTGCGACATGATGATGGTCGACATGTCAGAGCCCCAGCGGCATGTTCTGGCCCGGGGCCACCGGCCACCAGGTGCATGCAGCTTTCCCGGTGGTGGCGCACGGAGCGGTCGGGCCACGCCAAATTCGTCCCTCTCGGGCCAACTCAGGAAGACGGCGACCCAGCATGTGGCGGTCCAGGCCGGTTAGCATCGAGAGGTGCAGACTGCTGTGGCCGGGATGGCGGGTCACAGCAGCCTCGGTCTTGGCGTGCTGGACGCGTAGTGCGCCGCTGGCGATGAGGTCGGCCGAAGCTGAGTGGCTGCTATGCGGATCGGTGGAGCGGGCTGGAGTGTTCATGGATACACCTCGCTGAAGAGGCTTCCAATGGTCATTGCATAAATCTCCAGCGTTGTAGGCCAACTCAAGGGAATTCGAGGGCAGTTAGCCATTTCGCGCCCTCCCCTTCGATGCAGCGCGCGACACGTTGCGGATCAGCCGGTGCGCCATCGTGATCAGCGAGTTCGCTTCCTCCACCATCAGGCGGGCTTCATCGCTGTCGATCTGGCGATCGGCCATCGCATCCACCGCGGTGCCCGACAGGCGCCCTACCCGCGTGGTGATCTCCAGCAGCTTCGTCTGGATGGCCCCAATCTCGTCCGCCCATCCACCCTCCGGCGGCGGCGGAACTGTGGCGACGGCCATGCCGAACTGGCCTGCCAGCGCCTGCATCCAGTCCAGGGCGTAGTCATTGCCGCCCGCCTTCTCCTGCATCCATTCGGTCAACAGTTCGGCGATCTCCAACGTCACCGATTCACCCTCCAGCCCGCGCAACTTGGCGCGCAGCGTCTCCGGGTGCATGGACTTGCCGCGGCGGTCGGCCAGGAAGGCGGCTGCATCCACGACACCACCGGGCGTCTTGCGCACGGAGGTGTAGAGAACGTCGAGCCAGTTGAGTGCGGATGTACGGCAGGTCATGGGTCACCTTGGGGAAGGCTGTGTTTCAAGGTTTCGGGCTAGGCCCGGGTGGCGCACGATGGGCGCCATGGAGATCAACAAGTCAGGGACGACGGCCAGTGACGGCCTTTCAGGCGGTGTCGACCGGGCCGATACGATTCGCGTCGGGATCCTCGTTCGCTGGCTCAGCAGCAGCCTGTGGCTCAACGCCGAGCAGTCGCTCGATCTGCGGCAGTGCGGGCAGGACGCCCTCTTCCGGCCAACCCTCTACCTCTTCCAAGGGAAGCTGCAGCAGGGTCGCCAGGTGCTTATCGCTGTCCATACCGAGCCTGGCGCGCAGCGCGCGCTTGGTGATGCGGCTGTCGATCTCTGCGCGCAACTGCACGACTTCCTCCTCTTGGGATCCCGCCGGGTCTGGCCCAAACACGTCTGGGCGCAACTGGTGACGGGAGACCCCAGTCGCCAGCTCGATTGCGATGCAACGTTCTGCTGGAACGCGACAGCGGTCGTACCAACCGGATACCGACGGCGGCTTGATGCCAAGAAGTTGAGCAAGAGCCTGCTGGCTACCTGCCGACTGAATTGCTCTATCGAGGGCTGACATGTCCATGCCGTCCATTAGTCCACAGCTAACGACTTATTGCAAGCTGACAGCTGCACGAATTCGATTAGTTACTAGCTAACCTGCCGTGATGGACATTCGAGAGATCCGCAGCCGCAACTTTCGCCACCTGATCGACGCCCTTGAAATGAAGGGCATCAAGGGGCGCCGGGATCAAGGCGCCCAGTTAGGGGGCTTCTTGTCGGCGTCGTACGTGTCCCAGCTACTCGGCGGGAAGTACATCGGCGACGACGTGGCCAAGAAGATCAGCAGCGCCCTGGGGAAGGACCATGGTTGGATGGACCGGCCCCAGTGGAGTGAAGACGGACAGGCGTCCGTCTCACCAATCCCGGAGAATGAGACGCCGCCCGGCTATGTTCGCTTCGACTTGTTTGAAGGGGGTGCGGGAATGGGCGCAGGGATGGTCAACCAGGACTACCCAGAGGTGGTGAAGACCATTGAGGTCGCAGAATGGGAAGTCCGCAGGAAGCTCGGTTACCTACCCAAGCCTGGTCGCATCCAGATTATCACCGGCCGCGGGCCGTCGATGCGGCCAAAGCTGGAAGACGGCGACATTGTCTGGATCGACACTAGTTGTGACTACTTCGACGGTGACGACTACTACCTGATCAACATCGGCGGCGAGACGCAGATCAAGATGCTGCAGAAGCGCGGCGACGGTCTCTACGTCGTAAGCGTCAACACCGACTTCCCGGCCTACCGTCCGGATCCGGGCGACGTGAGCATCCTAGGGAAGGCACTGATCCACGCAGGACTGCGGAAGTTCTAGGGCAAACCCAGCTCGCCGCAACAGTAAAGGCCCCGTTTTAGCGGGGCCTTCTTTTTATCTAGGATCAGGCGCGATCAGCTTGTCGAATGGCGGCGCGAATGGTCGCCAAGGTGCCCTTGGGCTCCGGGGCCGCCTCGGTAGTTGCTTTGGGCGGCACCGCTACACCACTAGGAGCGCGCGCCTCCGCGAGCGCATTGGCCCTGCGAAGCTCGGTGAGAATGCTCTGCAGCAGGGGCTTCATCCCGAAGATCGCGAATGGAACGAATATCCACAGCACAGCCAGTACTAGGCCCAGAACCCCGAAAAAGAGCGTAACCCCTGTAAAAGCCCACTCCATAGCCGTACGTCCCTCCCAAGTAGATGCGAAACCGTAGCACGCGGGATGTCACACAACATCGCATTCATAAAAACGTTAGCTGATAGCTGTTGACTAATGATTAGTTGCCGACTAACGTCTTCTCCAGTCGCCCAACACCACCCCATCCCGGGGCCGGGCGCAGGAGATCACGCATGGCCACCCTTTCCTTGGGCTGCCGATCGGCAGAGATGAAAGTCACCGCTGACCACGTCAGCGAACGCGTCATCGCAGACATGGGCGCTGCCCGCCTGCACCTCACCGCCGACGAAGCGGAGCAGCACGCGCACCAGCTGCAGGCAGCAGCTAAGCAGCTGCGCGCTGCACTCCAGGGCGCAGCCGCATGAGCGCCGCCCTCGCCCACCACTCCAGCGCTCA